TCAACAAAGCTATCTGTGATTACTAGGTCTTCACGATAGACGTTAATCAATTCATCGAATGAATGACAGGCTTTAGCTTTGACAGTGCTAACCGTGTCGAAGTCAATCTGTGTCAAAGCATTATTGATAATGTCAAGCATGTTTCACCGTGTTGTACAAATCTCGGATATCAAACTTATCCGGAATCGTTCCAGAGGGAATTGTTATTTTGGACCAGTCAAGATACGCCAAACTGTTAACTTTAATACCGGATGACTTCAAGTGGCGAGCAATGTAGTCAACACCTTCTCTACCTGCGTTATCGTGGTCAAACATTACCACTACGTTTTTCTTATCAAGTAAGGGTAAGAAGTTTGTAGGGAAGTAACTGCCGCAACTACCGAGAACATTGTAGTCATCCAAACTAATGATTTGTCGAGCAATCATATAGTCCCAATGACCTTCAGCAATGTAGACAGTATCGTTTGAGGATAATGTCTGCAGACCGATTACTGAAAGAGAAATAGGCTTAGGACCGTTGTAAACGATGTTGGTAGCCGGGTGGTATTTGTGTAGGGCAACTAGATTTCCTTTTTGATTATAGATCGGAATGTAGTAGTCGTTTCTGTGCTTTTTGACTCCCATGTTCTTCAAGGTTAATGGTTTGATTCCTTGCTTTTTATTGGTAAGAGCAATTGCATCCTGTTTGCCTAGACTTGGAAGACCCTCATAGAACTTTCGAATCAGTGTGTAGGCGTTGCCAGATTCTTTACACGAGAAACATTGAAAGGCATTGGGAGCTTCTGAGTCAATATTCAATGACTGCTTACCGCACCATAAACAATCAATCTTAGCATTGTCTGCACCTTCATCGTGATGAATACCTAGATGGTTTAACAGCTTCACAGAATCAATTCCTTTCCGTTGCTCCAATTACGAAAGATCACTTCACTATTCACAGGAGCGTATACGCCATATTCTTCGGCTGCACGTTCCATCTGAGACTTCAACTCTCTTGCATGTTTCTTAGGGAATTTCGTTGGTAGTTCAAAGTTGATTTCATCATGCACCTGCATTGCAATTCTGCCCTGAGGATAATACTGAGAAAGATAATCATCACAGTAACGCATGGCTCTTTTTACAATGACGCCTTCTGAGCCTTGAATGATGTAGCAGACTGCTGCATGTGCTGCTTTTTCCATTGTACCACGCCACTCATTCAAACGCAAGGGAACATCCAGAGGATATCCACCCAAAGTACGAACATAATCGTTGCCCTTAATTTCATGTTTAATCTGTTCGATGAACGCATGAGCATTGGGGAACATCTCAGTGACGGTATCCCATAGTCCTGCTACTCCTGCTGTCTGTTCGATCTTCTTTGGTGACGCTCCGAAGATGAAACCAAAGTTTACATTCTTTGCGATACGTCGCTGTAACTTGGATGGTTGTTGTGAATCCGGAATACCGAAGATACGTCTAGCTGTAATGTCGTGAGCATCATAGCCTTTGTTTAGTTTATCAATCATTTCCTCTTCGTTAGTCACCACCGCAAAGATACGAAGCTGAAGCTGACTGTAGTCATTACTTAACCACCAGAATCCATCTGGAGGTCCGAACAATGATCGTAGATGCGGGCTGTTCTCCATAAGAGCAGAAACGTCAGCAAAGCTGTCTTCAAATGGGTTCTGAGTCTTACTGATATTTTGTTCGTTAGGGTCATTTGAAGATAACCTCAATGTGTCTGTGCCGACAGTATTCACTGAAGGGTAAATGTAAAGAGTCTTGTTGTCGGCTGCCTTTGATGCTCTAGTGTAAGACTGGATGTATTCAAGCTTCTTCGTTGTCTTACGTAGAGCCATGAGATACGCTAAGAATTCGCTGCCCTGTGCGAATTCATTTTCATCACATTCTGTTTTCAGGTCGATCAATACTTTAGCGTCAGTGCTTTCATTACCTTTCTTTGTTTTCTTTGGGCATGGAATCTCCCACTGACGATAAAGAAGTTCTTTCAAGTTGTTTGGTGTGAAGTCAGTTAACCCACTTACCTCACTACACTTGCTGTGATAAGCTTTGATACTCTCTTCACAGACGTTAACAGCATCTTTCAATTCTCTACTGTGAAGAACAATACCTGTATTTTCCATCTTCCAGATGATGTGCCTGATCTGGTTATTGATGTTTAACAGTTCTTCTGTCTTGTCTCCATGAACATCCAGAACATTAGCCATCATTGTTTCTGCGAGTTCATAGGTGTATCGACAGTCAGCTTTAAGGTAGTTAATCAACACTGTTCTGAGTTTATCAATGTTGAATGGTTTGTTTTTATCTCGATTGAAGTACTCATGTAGAGCCTGCTTTGGTGTTGTCTCGAACAGCAACTCAGGTAACCACATATCCATTTTGAACCAACTGGATGACTTACCAGCAGGTATTAGTGTCTTGTGTCTTGGCGTGTTCTCAGCAATGCACCAGTGTGGGAACTTTGAACGAACATAGTTCCTACACATTTTAACAATATCGTCTAGCTCTGTTTCCTCTGTGTAATCCACATCCAGATATTGCCGTGAGAGTTCTTTTAGTGAACGCTTATCTGTGTTGTGGTGAAGATGTGACAGAATGGTTGTATCCATGATTCTGTCCCAGAACTCAGGTCTGCCGGGATCACTGGTATGAATGATTCCTAAGTCTACTAATCCTTTCAAATCGAAATTGCTGTTGTGCATACAGACTAGGTCGGCATTAAAGAATTTATCTTTGATGTTCTTCAACGTACCCTGTCTGAAGTCTCTCTTCCTTTGTCTGGTTAATGGGTCAACTAACACGTTTGCTGTATAGTCTGTTTCTCCGTCGTAGATGCCTACCGCAAACACTTGACAACCATGCTTAAACCATAACCCTGTTGTTTCTGTGTCTAAACTGATCATATTGATTTTTTCTGGTAGGAAAGAAAACCCCTGTATCTCTACAGGGGTTTGTGAGCAACTGATACTGAAGAAGAAACTATTCTTCGTTAGAATGCGTGAGGCCATTCAAGTGCATCGAATGGAATGTTGGCAAGCTTCTTCTTGCTCTTTGCATTCTGAATAACCACTGTCATCGTTTCATCGTCAGCAGCTACGATCGTACAAACTGCTCCCTTATAGGAGCATGTGTAATCGATGTAAGCACTTGGAGGGTGTACCTCTTCAGCTTCTGCCTCAGGTTCTTCACCCCATTCATCTTCTGTCGTTTCTGCTGGTGCTTCTGGTTCCTCATTCCATTCGTCTTCATTTGCTTCTGTTTTGATCGGTGAAGATGATGAATCGGTGTATTCAGGTTCTGAACGTCCTTCTGCAGCGACACCAACTACATCGAAGTTTTTGTACTTACGTTTATCCTTCTTCGATTCAGTTGTTTTTACTCGAACATCAATAACCGTCTCTGATGTTCCAAGTGCATTAAGTTCAGCTTCGATATCCTTTTCGTCCTGATCGGTGTTAACACCCATCAACTGAATTGTTTCGAACAACAGAGCCTGTTCTTCTTCTGCTGTTCTGATAGGTCCGTCTGCCAACTTGAAGAATTTAACAATCTTCTCATTAGCGAATTCACCAGCATCCTCAGTAGTACGAAATTCAAAGATTACACAAGGTACGTTATCTTTTTCGTAGCTTGCGAATCGTTTGAAGTGACAAGGATAATCACCATCAGGACCACTGAATTCTCTTGCAGCCTGTGTCGTCTTAGCTTTCTGCATGTTCTTTCGAAGACGTGCATTCTTCTGCATAAGACCAAAGAGACTCTGATTATTGTCAGCCATGTTTAACCTCAATTGATAGGAATGATTTTAGTGAGATTGGTATAAGTTTCTGCGGCAGACGCACCACAGATGATAGGATCTTGAATGTTATCCCAATTCTTAGCCTGATACCATGTTTCGGTTTGAACACCGATGAAACGTTCTGAGTTAACTACTGTTCTTTTGCGAGTACCTTTCTCTGTCTGGAATTCCTGATAACGCCCCATAAACCACATGTGATGCAGAACTTTATTTGTGTAGATGAAAATCTTATTCTGCAGTTCTGGACTGAAAACGTTGTAGTCAGGTCCGTTAGGATTAGCCTGCAGACGTAACGCTGAGTGTCCGAGAAGAACTACATTATAACCTTTCCCTACGGCGTTAATACATGCTGTAAGGAATTCACCCTGCCAATAAGATTCAGCAGCTTTTCTTGGACCGTTAGCATAATGATTCCAACAATCCTGTGCTCTGCTCTGCATGTCACCTTCAAACTGAAGAGAAGCACAATGCTGGAAACATAAGGCTTCCAGACCGCTCGTGGTGTCAATAACGAGTGTTCTGAAACTATGTCCTCCCTTAGCGAATCGCTCAGTGTTAGAGACGCACATATCCCATCCGGGGTGACCTTTACCTACCGGAATTTCTGACTGAGCATAAAGAGCAGGTAGCTCAATTACAGGAATGTCTCTATTCGCTACTCCCTTTCTCTTAGCAGCATGGATACCTGTTTCTCCATGAGTGATAATGAACATTGGTGACGGGAACTGTGACGCTAATGTTGTCTTACCTTCTCCGGGTGGAGAGTAGATCATAATGAACTTACCTTCATCCGGAATAGCTGTGCTGCTATCACTGAAAGGATTAGGTAGTTTCGGTTTCGCTGTACCTGCAGGTATTCCTGTACCTGCTGGACGTAGTGGTTTTTTTGGTGTAGGAGGCATTATATATCCCTGATAACTCGTGACAAACCGACTGTTGAACCTGTTAACGCAAACTGTCTAAATCTTTCATCTGTTCCTTCTAGGTAAGGGTTGTAGAGACCGTAGGGAGTCATCCAATGATACCTGTTAATTTGATTTTTTCTGTCAGGATGAATCATGTACAGATACCAGTCGACGAATGCTTCTAATATAGGGTATAGGCACTTGTGTGTAAAGCGTAGGAAGGTGTCCATCTTAGGTCTACCTACGAATCGGTAGAAGTAGTCATCTCTATTATCTGTAATGTGCTCACAGATACGCTGTAAATACTCTTCTTTTGATTCCTTTACTTTCTGCTTAGGACCATGATAACCAAAACCACCGGGACGACGAATGTGCTGATACCAGACATACTCAGGAAGTGCATCATGTTCAGCGTACCAGAGCATACAATAGTAGTTGTACTGTAGGTTTAGGTCAATTTCATCGGCTATTTTCTTCGGGTTCCAATCTGCTCTACATTTATTTTCCATGATGGAGGTTTCGTTCTCTCCGTCAATGTAACCTGATAGGCAGATTTCTCTTCCTGACGGTAACTCAATCTTTACTTTATGCCTTGCTTCAGACTTAGTGAAGTTGAATTCTTTCAGTTCCTTAGCATAATGAACAATGAATTCATTACATGTATGTTCTGCTAATCGTGACCACCATGTAATATCATCGATTGCTTCAAGATGCTGTTTGATTTGTCGTTCAAACTCATTCTGAATGAACTTACTTAGTCCTCTGATTTCTGATGTTTTGATGTACCCTTCGATGCCTGCCTGAACAAGACTACCGTAACGGGTGTTCTTATTCCACTCTTCAACAGGCTCAAGCTGTCTGAAGTATTTCAATTCGAAAGCTACTTTGTTGGCTAACCATAATTCCAATGCTGAAAGAGAAAGACCATTGTGGATTGGATTCCAAACGTTGATAGGGGGCTTTTTGAATTCCATTACCTTTTCCAGTCATGACATTCCCGACATAAAACCTGTAATCCGTCTTCTTCACAGAATAACTTCCTTGCGAAATCTCCAATGTCTTCCATCTTCATTAGTTTGCCGCAAGGTTCGATATGGTCAACTTGAACACCAGTTCTGGGAAAGTAGTTACCGCACCACTCACATTTGAATTCCCATTTCTGCCGTTTATTAGGCCCACTATATGGACGACGTACACGGAATAACACTGTCCGTATAGGGGGCCATCTCATTGAGAGTTGACGTAAACCAGAGCGTAGGAAAGCAAAGAATGCTGCCTCAGTCCATGTATTACTGGCTCTAGTTCGTGTTACTCTGTTTGTTTTCGGGAGCCTTCCCATCGGTGTAACTTACTGAAGAAGAAATGCTATAATCCATTTGTAGTAGCATTTGAAGGAAGTGGATTGCTTTCTTCAAATCTTCAGCACCGTTCTTACAACCGTATCGAGTTACGTACTTAATAGCAGAGCCTGCAAGAAAACCGATGCCGTTCTTATGGCAGTATTCTGCAGGCTGAATTGCTAACTTTTTGTAGTGGTCTCCTCCGTGTTGGACTGACATGACAGGAGTGTTTTCATTTTGTTGAGACATTCCTTATACTCTCTCGATCTGGTGTCTGGGAATTGTTGAACAGTGAATGCTGTGATTGTACTTAGGAAAGGTACTTCTCCATGTGTTTGTAAGTGATCGCTTACGTTTTTGAGTACTTCGACTTCCATTCTTGTTAGTTGTACGGCATGTAGTTGATAGTCTTCAAAGGCTTCCCATGCAATAGGGAATACTTCTTTGACGAACTCACTCATTACGTTAGCGTACTCTCTGATTTCCTTCTGAGCATGAGCATCCATTCTGAGACGTAGGAAATGGAAAATGTTATGTAGATCGCACTTCCAATAAGCTTCAGTGAACGTAGACAGTGGTAAGTCTTTACGTGCCTGTTCTCTGGCTATGCCTGCATCGATTCTGTCGTAGTACACTGCCTTAGAGAACTCGTGTAGTTCCTGCTCACGGATAGAGAGTTCTCTACCATCAGCATCTGACAGTGAACCGTTACTGCCCTGTTTGTTGTCTGTTGACTGCAGACGCCATTCTGTGGGCTTAGTCTTAGCAATCTGGTCGATAGCCAGAGAGTACCGTGTTGAGTACTCGTTTACGTTTGCTGTTCTGTGACGAATCCATTGACGCCATGTGTCCATTGGAACACGGACAATGAATTTCATCTCACACATTTCGAAGGGGGTTGTGTGTCTGTGACGCATCAAGTAACGAATCAGAGTTCTGTCATCAGATACTGAACGTGTACCATCTCCGAAGCTAACTCTGGCAGCTTCAGCAATACTCTTATCTGTTCCCATCACATCAACAAGACGAACATAACCACCACAGGACGTACTAATCTTATGCAGAAGCATTGTAGGGGGCTTTCTGTAGGGGTAAAAATAGCCTACTGTGACTTCATGAACAGTAGGCTACTACTCAAACTACACCGTCCGAGTACAAAAAGTGTGGCTCTGATCTTCAGGCGACGATCAGAACGGCATCCTAGCCTACCACACTATTATTTTCCGGTTACGGGTTCCGGAGCTATCTGGAGGCGTCACCACTCCTACCCACATCTCGCTTGCAGGATACGAGATGCGTAGCCGATTGACAATTAGGACTTAACAGGCACTGGAGGTTTCTTCTTCAGAAACTTACCTACAGCACTTGCTGGCTTAGGTGGTGGAACTTCTCCCTCCTTTTCAGCAGCTTTCTCTTCTGCTTTCTTGGCTTTCTCTTCTTCCTTGCGGAGTCGTTCTTCTTCCTTCTGAGCAGCTTTTTCAAGCTTCTTTTCTTCAGCCAGTCGTTTACGCTCTGCTCGTTCCTCTTCCTTCTGGATACGAATAGCTTCACGTTCTTCTGTTGTCTTTGTTTCGAGTTCACGAGCGTACTCGAACATAACAGTGTCCCATCCCGGAATCAGAGATGGTACGTTTCGGTAGTTGTCGGCTTCCTTCTTTGACAACTTCAGATCAGAAGGTTTGCAGCCTGTTCCGTTGACCAGAGCAGTGAGACATTTCACGAATGGTGCTACCCATTCAAGGTCACGATCTTTACTGCCCGGCTCAGAAGTCAGCTTGTTCCAGTACTGAGTAATAGCATGGGCTGGTGAACCCGGAGCGTAACCCGTACCGGAAGCAACCTGTGAGAGGAACAGAGAAATCTTCTCATGCTTTTCTTCGTTCACTTCTGCTTCATAGTTATCGACAGCATCCAGAGACGCTACGTAACTCAGAGCAGCAACGTAAGGGAGAGACATTCGCAGACCTGTATTTTCTTTTCCGTCTGCTGCAGTGAGCACTTCGGAAACAAAAGTACACAGCGATGGATGATCTTCCTTGATGAATTCCAGCATCTCACTGGTCAGAAATTTTGGTGCCGAAGAAACAGTAGCACCACCTGCACGAAGCCAAACCAGACGAGCAGCACCACCAAGAGCTTTACACCATGCTGCACGCTTTGAAGTTGTCTTCTTGAATTCTTCTGGGATCTGGGAATTGACCCATTCATCACGGAAGAGAACATCTCCATGTGATCGAGGATTGATCTGATCCACTGTGTCCGCTGTGTCAACTGCAACACCGTAGATTACAACTGTATGCATCTCCAGAACAGCATCAGGGTATTTCTCAGAATCTTCGTTGTAGAGTTCGTTTGCTTTCTCAAGAGCCAACAGACGATGCTGACCAGAAATCAACTGCTCATTTCCTTCATCGTCGATACCAAAAATCAGAGGCTCACCGTTGAGTGCCCACTTACCTCTGAGCAGTTCTGAAGCGTAAAGGGCAACCTTACCCTTGCTTACAGGACGATTGTTGGTGTTGAATTCCATGATGGCTGGAACCATTTCATGGGTGATCGTGCATGTGGCGGACTTGATTGCACTTTCACTATCACGCATTTTACCGAGAACACTGATCAACTTGGCCATTTTAGGGGTCTTTCTACTGAAGAACCTTTTGACGAAAATGCTGACAAACGTTATGGCTGTTTTGTGACGACTGCCAGCGGACGAAGGGAATACTATCCGGGGGTCAAATGGTTGTCAACTGATTTTTCTAAGATTTTATTTTTCTGAGTTTTTCTGAATTTTCAGCTTTGCAGATATTGAACGAAATGTAGAATAGAAAATGTCACGCGGCAACTATGCCGCTTTTGTCATTTACTGAGGAAGAGAAATATGAAATCGGCTTTGATCGTCAACGCAACGGCAGGAAGTGGAAAGACAACAACCATCGTAAACGGTCTGCACATCGCATCGAAAGTGATGAAAGCTTCAGACCTACCTTTTACACCGTCTCATGAGCAGCAAGAAATCTGGAGTTGGATCGGTAAGAGAATTACACCGCAGTCTGATGTGATTGTGTGTGCTTTCAATAATGCAATTGCTGATGAACTCAAAGAACGTTTGAAGTTTGGAACAGCTACAACAATTCATTCTCTCGGATGCAGAGTGTTGAGAGAGAACGGAATCAAACTTGGCAGACCTGACAACTTCAAAACAGCAAATCTGTATCAGCAGTTTTGTGGTGTCAAGATGATGAAGGAACTATCTAAGGTTCAATTGTCAATTCTTGATGACGTTAAGGAACTGGTCAAGCTCTGTAAAGACAATGTCGTTACTGAAGAAGAAATTGATATTGATCTTCTGGAAGCGTTGGCACTTGACGCTGAATACTCTTTCACGAGTTCGGCTGAAGCATGTATTGACGCTGTTAAGCATGTGATTACTGAAGGAAGTATTCTAGCTCCGCAGACTGCTAACGTTAAGCACACTGCTTTCAGCAAGGCGAAACCTGTTAAGGGAATCACTCTTGACTTTGATGATATGATTTACCTGCCTGCACGTTACGGATTCAGTATTAAGGCTGACTGTATTCTTGTTGACGAAGCACAAGACTTGAGCTATGGGAAACTAAAGCTTATTACTAATCAGGATTGCTCTACGTTTGTATTCGTTGGTGATCCTAATCAGGCTATCTTTGCTTTCGCAGGAGCACAGACAGATAGCTTTGACAAGATTAAGGAAAGCATGGACGTAGTCGATACTCTGCCTCTTAGCTATACTTACCGTTGTGGTAAGCGAATCGTAGAAGAGGCTCAGAAGATTGTAGGGGATGCAATCAATGCCGGTGATACTAATCCTGAAGGAGTAGTAGATAGTATTGAAGAAGCTGCTATGCAACTCGTTGAAGGGGATATGTTGGTGTCGAGAGTTAATGCACCACTTATGAAAATTGCATGGAGATTGGTGAAAGAGAAGAAGCACTGTACCGTAGTTGGTAGGTCAATTGGTGCAGGACTGGTTAAGCTTATCAACAAACTGACTAAGAAACAGAATGTTGATGTGATTGAACTGTGTCAGCTTGTTGAAGAGTGGAGAGAGCATCAGGTTAAACTGCTACAGATGAAACGATATAACACTGAGGCTAGACAGATTGCTGTGAATGATCAGGCTGATTGCATCGTGACACTGGCAGATGAATGCAAGACTTCTGATGATTTGCTTAATTTTGTCAGACAGATTTTCAATGACAAAGAGAGAGGAACAATCAGACTCAGCAGCATTCACAGAGCTAAAGGATTGGAAGCATCCACTGTTTACTTTTTCAATCCAAAGAATGTTCCACACTTCATGGCTAAGACTAAGGAAGCAATTAAACAAGAGTACAACTTGAAGTTTGTAGCTATTACACGAGCTATTGATAAGCTTGTGTATGTGATGATTCCTGAGAAAGAAAAGTAGAGAACAAAATAGCCCACTGTCTAATTGTAAGACAGTGGGCTATTTTTATGTAAGTACTACCATTCCCATTGAATCGTCAGATAGCCTTTACCACCATCTGCTCCGGGAATATTACCACCTAGACCAGCACCCCCACCACCACCTCCGTAAACGTGGCCGGTTAAAATATCTTTCGGGCTATCAGGTAGGGGTTTTGATCGGTTACAACCGTCGCCTCCTCTACCGAATGAGTCTTGAAAGTAGTAGAGAATTCTACCTCCTTTTGAGAAGACCACATCACCGTTTAATAATGTGGATGATGTACTGGTAAATCCATTACTAAATCGTCCTCCAGCACTTCCACCCCCACCACTATACAGGTTACCTCCTGATGTGCCGTTTCCTCCAGAGTAGGCAGTATCTGCTACGCATTCGGATGCTGCTCCAGCTAAACCACCACTACCGTAAGCACCACTTACTGCTCCAAAACCACCTTTACCTCCTACTACTTTGAATAGTACTGTGTCTCCATCTTTAAGTAGAACATTACCCGCATCTGTTCCATTTTCTCCCGGCAGACCACCTAGACCTTCTTCTCCTATAACTACCGTGTATACCTTACCCGGAGTTACAGAAACTAAAGATGTGCCGTAACAACCACCACCACCACCTCCTGCATTACTAGTTGAATCACTATCGCAACCACCACCACCTGCTCCGGGGGCAACACCGTACAAGGTTATAACTGTTAATCCTGCAGGGCAGATCCATGTTCCTGACTGAGTAAAAGTTATGTGTCTATCGCCGGCCATCTCCATTGTGGCTCGGATTAAACCATTACCATTACCGCGAACAGTGGTAGACATTATAGGTCCGCCTTTACCGTGTGTAAATTGGTCGGCAGAATAATGCGTTAAAGAGATGTCATCGTCTGCTGTTCCACTACCGTGTCGTACAGCTATTGGATTTAGTTCGTAAGTTATTGAAGGTGATACACCTCTAGTTATCCAAGTTGCAGCATTACCGTTAGCATTAGATCCTGCACTACCTCCACCAACGGGATGTATCAGTAGCCCTGTTGTTGGATGAGCAGAGGCTAGGCTTCCGTTACCTCCAGAGTATGCAACATCATAACCATAACAATCTGAGGCTTGTCCTCCTAATGCTGCTGTAGTTGGATTAGTACTGTCTGCTTTCATGCCTCCTTTACCACCAGCAGCAGAGAGTATTAATGTTGTTGGATCAATATATCCTAAATAGTATTCAGCATTTGGTGCGTCTTGTCCGTCAACCATAGAAGCACCTGTAGTTGTGGTTCCTCCGGAAAGCATGTCAGCGATACCCGGAGTAACAGCTACGTAACGGCAATCGTAGAACATGGTAAATGTTTTTTTCGCATAAGCACCACCTCCACCAGATGAAGCACTAAACCATGTATCATCAAAAAAACCAGCATAAGGTCCAGTAGGTATAATTTTTTGAGTGCCCGCTGTACCTCCCGGTGCCCATAACTCAATGGTAACTTTATAGGCCCCTAAATAATTAGGAGCAAAAGCTGTAGCTGCTAGTTCTGTGCCAGAAAGAGGAAAACCGGGTATCCCTCCAATAATCATAACTCTAGTACGTTTATTATCGTGTGGTTTTTTTCTAACAGTTATTGTTGAGGGTAGAAATGTAGGTAGTGGTTTATCTGTAAATGAGTTGGTACTGTTTGTTTGCAACTTATGTACATATTTGAAAACAGTTGAAGTTCTGTTCCATTCTCCGGGAGTATCTTGAGCATAAAAGTACGTAGATGAACTTCTTAACGTACTGATGTTAGCAGTGTCTATGTTCTCAGGTTGGTACATGGCGTCTCCCATAAGTAGTATGGGCACTTCTTTATTCCAAGACAGTAGCAGGTTAGTACCGTAGGTATACTGTCCACTTTGAATAGTATCTGCTGTTTGAAATCCAAAATTAGATACGTAGTCCCTATAAGAACTGAAACCGTAAAAAGTAGGCGTTATTTCTCTGTAGACTTCGTTACGTATAACGTAAGGATCTGGAAAATCTTTCTCATTCAGATATGTGTCTTCCAGTACGTAAATTGGACGGTAAACACCGTTATCAAATTCTATTTCATACGTTTGTCTATCTCTATTAAAACCTCTATTCATTTCCACACCCAGACCACCTACGCCTACAGGTGATAATACTGAGGTGTTTACATTGGACGGTGTCGTGTGTCCTATAGTCACTGTTTGAGCCGTTGAATTAGTTTTCATGATTTCAAACCAAACATCTATACCGTAATTGGTATTTTTTTGAAACACTGGCATGTTAGGTTGGTCTGAGATATCAAAAGAAGATGTATTCTGATCACTCAAATTCCATCTGTTTTCCCATCCTTTAGTGTACGTGAATCCTGCCTGTAGGACAGCAACACCACGTCCGCTAGTATTACTTGAAACATTAAAAGTAAAACTGTAATTGACAAATCCGGTATTGATAGCGTTGGTAATACTGGATAGGTTAAAAGTAAAATCTGTTGGTACGTTAGGTACTGTAATTATTGTGTTTAATAGCTGAGCACTGCCGCCGCCAGATCCAGCCACACTGAGAATAAACCTAACGTTCAAAGTACCGCTAGAATCACTACTGTCAGTTAGAGCACCATTATTCACTTTACATAAACGTAAACGTACAACAATCGATCTAGTGTTGCCGATATTTTTGATGTTTGGTGCAATCAGAGGAGCATTGAAAGTAGCATTATTTTCAGAATAAAAGTATCTGCTGTCGTCAATTCCTACTTTGTTTACCAATGAGCAGTAATTTACATTCTTACCACTCGTACTGTTTGTGGTTGATAATGATGCTGTTTCTAATTCAGGGAATACCCATTCTGTTTCTGATGAAAAAGTTACAGGTATAATATCTGTAATCGGTGAACTATCTGATAACAGCCTAAAGTACTTGATACGTGCAGCACAGTTAATAAAATGACTTTTTGGTTTCGCAAATTGAAAACGTTTAGACAGTGCTCTACTCTGAAGGTAACTGGTAATGTCACTATCTAACGTGGTAGCTTGAGATAGTGACATAGTTATAGGCAGTAGAAGGCTACTGATTCTACTTTGAAGTATATGATTAGCGGAGTAACATCCGTTATGTGTTGGGCTATGAGGTATAACTGTTAAAGCCATACCATACCCTAAATAAGTGTTGTTAAAAGCTGCAAAACTATCTAAGTCAAAATCTGATGTTAAGAATGGATCAAAATAATTAGTACCAACAATATCAGGTCTGATGTTATGAATTGCTGCTTCATTTGTAAAAGGAATAGACAATAAACGGATACCTCGCATCAATCTTGTCTCGTCGAGACTCCAAGAAGAAGTAGATACGGCAACACTCGTAATCTTAGAGGAGGATGTGCTAACTGTCCATGTGCCTGTTTCTGTTCCGATATCCGTTAACGTAGCACTGGTTATTGACACAAGTCTAGCGTAGTAACCTTCAGGAGATGTACCACCTCCACACTGACAGCATCGACCTACTTGCATGATTTTTTCTCACAAAGCGTTTAGAGCAGCGATAAGGCTGGAGTCTGGACCACAATTAGCACCAGTGATTACCCATTCACCGGAAACATCACTGAAGATAACAAATGTGCCTCTTTCGAATTCAATCTCCGTGCAACGGTTTACAACAGTGTAAAGTGCTCCATCTCCGGGAGCTAGTTCCATTGTTCTTGCTGCTCGGTCTAAGTGACGTATGATTCGGACTTGAGCAGTTGTAGCCCCTGTTAAAGCATGTGTAGCGGCATCAAGATCTTCAGTCAGAACACCGTAGTACTGTTTCTGAAGTGTAGTTTTACTGTCGGTTGTAAGAAGTATCTTACGGCTATCGCCTAATACTCTTTGTCTGATTATCTTAGCATCTGGAACAGAGAATGCACCAAATTCGGTTGTCATGGTATTGATAATCCGTAGGCTGAAACTAAAGCTGCTAAGTTTGCACGTTGTGGATAACCCGTGTACAGTATGGCAAACTTGTTTGGATCAAGATCATCATAAGGAGCACCGTAACAATTATCAGCATCTTCTTTCACAAGAAGAGGCCAAGGCTCTTCAGCCCTATCACCGTTACCGTTGATATCAATTGGTATAAATTGTCCACTTACTTTTTGCATAGTGCTTCGTGAAACCAACTTAACATCATCAACCCATCCTGAAGGATTATACTCTATTGAAATGTTAATCTTAACGTAATGAAACACTGTACGAGTATTTCCACTACCAAAAGATTCGTAGGCTTCCTGAGCAGAAGCTGCTACGCATTTCCAACGTTGTCCCTCAGTACCAAACATTGGGGAGTTACCCACTGAACCCACATAAAGACCTATTTCGTTATGGTAATTTAATGAATTGTAATTTTTGTTGAAATTCCAAGTATGAACTGTATGTCCGTCTTCATAAGTAATTGGTTCAGTTAAAGGTAATCCGTGTTCATGTAGAATCAGTTCACCACTAGGTTTTGTTAATGTTTGTTTTTGCACAATGTTAGTACTACTACTCCAAATCACAGGCTGATTCAGAGGATTAACAATTGGGCTTCCTGTTTGTTTATCAAT